TTAATGTACTATGGCTAAAATGATGGAAACGATAGAGCATAATATAGAAACACAGCCCATCAGCATAAACTTTTTGTTGATTTCGGCGCTTGCTGTATTAACCGCGGACGCGAGCTCTGCCTCACGTTCATCCAACTCCACGATAAGTTTTTCAGCCTGCTTTGTAAAATCTGTCGCAGATGTTTTGAATGAGTCAAGGGTCTTCTTAACAGCAACATCGTTAACATATTTGTACACTTCGGAGGATTCGTTAATTACCTTAGCCAAAGACACACTCGTCTCAGACATACTTCTGGCGAGTTCCTCAAGAGTATCGTTTGTATCGCCAAATGTGGAGGCCTCATGAGTTAGAAGTTCAAGCTCGGAGACAAGATCTTTTACCTGATCTTTTAATTCTGAGTATTCTGTTGCCATTATTGTTCTCCCTTCATTTGCTTTATTAGCAGCATGCTCTTTTTAGTCATATCTGAAAAGTACACAATCGCTGGGGCCACTTTCTGTTGCTCGGTTAGGACGGGGCTTTCGAGCAGGGATGCGCATAAATCATCACGATCAACAAATACATTCGCACCGTCAACAAGTGACGCAAAGAGTGAGTCATCACGCTCAACTATTTTCCTCATAAAGTAAGTTACAAATTTTAGAAGGCTTTTTTTATCGCATGAATATCTATTGATTGCGAAATTGCATGCCGCTTTGAAGTCATCATTTATCGCGCTGACGCTATAGTCTTTACAGTGTAATTCGGCAAGCGCTCTGAGCGCAAGTAGTCCCGGATGGTCAGGCGTTGATTCTAGATAACGAGAAACTCCTCCGCGGAGACCCGAAGCCTCATTAGCGGATCTGATTCCGCCAACTACCTCGCCACCAAATTCAATGGCAGCACCGTCGATTATTTCCGGAATCCTGTCAAAGCCAAGATTTGCACTCTCTACAATAGAATCCAGTTCCTCAGAATACGTGGATTCGAAGTAGCGAACGATGCGCTGCCGAAGCGTAGTATCTGGAGTTCTTGATTTCAGAGCTGCCTCTGTCGCATTGGCCATTTCTCTTAGTCCGCGTCGACGTCCCTTCTCAATAGTATCGTACACAAACTCCGTAAGAATTCTGGCCCCATTAAGCACATATTCGCGTTTCGGATTCTCAGGAACAGCGCTTAGCTTGTGAAGCTCTTTCGTAATACGACCTTCATTGTAGCCCTTAACATATATTGCATATTTGGCCTGAATATCTACAGGCTCAATGCTACCAGGTTTCACATTTATTTCATGTGCAGAATAATCCACAGTATAGTCAGTAATCACACCGAGCACAAGAAGTCTCTGAAGAGCTTTCTGAATATTTTGCATGGAATTATCAGCAGAATCAGAGCCACATGAAATTTTCACCGTATCGGTGGAAAGCCTGTCCCCAACAAACAACTTGCTGAGGACGTGATCAACTTGCTCAATTTCAAAATCAATGCCTCTAAAGGAGTTGACATGGAACCACAGCATTCGCGAGATGTCATCTTTCTGATCTATTTTCTGCTGATCAACTACTTCCTGAACAGCTTCAAGAGGTGTTGTTGGATTTAGAATGTAATCATCAACTTGCTTGTTGTCGTTAGACAAGATGAGGGCACAGAGAGCTTCACTACCATCACGGCCTGCGCGGCCAGCTTCTTGATAAAAGGATTCGATTGATGATGGGATCCCGTAATGAACAGTAAATCTAACATTTGGCTTGTCAATGCCCATTCCAAACGCCTTAGTTGCAACAAGCGCATTTACTTTATTGCTTTTAAACTCTGTAGCCACCTGGCGTTTGATTTCTTCCCAGTTTCCGCCAGCGCCTCTTGGCCGGCTACCAGAATAAATATCGGTCAGGGCTGAGGTCCCATATAGATAGCTCTGAATCTTGGTAACGCCATAATCTCCGTTGACATGCGGGCAGAAAACAATGCCACAATTCGTTGCACCATCTCTTAATTGATAGAAACTGCTGGCGCTCTTACCATAGAAGTCAGGTATTGCTCGGTTAAATAGTTCAACAAGTTCTTCCTTTTTGCGACCACTGGTCGACTGGACAACTTTAAACTTAAGCTCTTTTCTGTCGAACGTTTCCGGCGTAATTATAGCGTCATACTGTGTGATTTCAAGTTCGCGCTTAACATCTTTAAGAACGGCTGTCGATGCGGTACCAGTTAACGCAATAATGGCTGGTGTAAGGCCGCTGCGATTGAAGATCATTCTAGAGGTTCGCCCAATGTTTAGATAAGCAGTTCTAAAGTCATGGCCCCATTCAGATACACAGTGAGCCTCGTCCACAGCAACCGAAAATACTCTGCTACTTGACTGCATGCTGCTAATGCAATCTCTAAAACCTCTTATTTGCAAACGCTCGGGTGAAATGTATATAAGTACTGTGCCCGGATTATTTAATTCGGACGTTGCTCTCGTATTATCTTTAGATATAGAGATAGCACAGTTGATTCCTTTATAGAATAAGTTGTCAAGCTGATCCTGCATAAGAGATACTAGGGGTGAAACAACGATAATCTTACCGGGGCACATAAACGAGGCAAGCTGGTAAATCAATGACTTACCACTACCGGTCGGCAGCAAGACGATGGTGTCCTGCCCATTTAGCAAGCGTTCAATGCTCGCTCGTTGTCCTTCCCTGAATGCATCATAATGGAAGACATAGTCCAAGAAATAAATAAGAGTCTCTTTTTCAATCTCTGAAATTTGCAAGTCGCTATATGTAGGAATTGAGTTCTCGATGGACCGGCTTGTAGAAATATCAGTAATAACGATTGTGGATGGCGCTGCAAAAACCGGGAAGCCAACACAAATCATTCCATCGCATTTCTTCGAGGAATAATTGACTTCAAAAAACTGGTTAACACCATAAAGATCACAGTAATTTTCAAAAAGTGCACCCAGGTCATCGATGGCAATCTGAAGTATTTTATTCAGCTCAGTCGGGCTAATCCCATCAATCTCAGCGGCCACTCCGACTTTGCATTTTGTTGGCAAAGTAGAATGAATCAAGCCCGCGGTTATTGAAATCTGAATTTGATGAATTAACTTGGCTGCCAGTATTCTCTTTTGCGTTATACTTGAAGGATTACCGGATCGGGTGATTTTCTCCATTTCTGTGGAAAGCTCATTGATAACAGAATTGGGATTATCGTCTATTTCATCGTTATGGATACGAAGAACCTTGTAGCCGTTACGCTGTAAAAATATATCTCGCTGCTGATCTTTTTCTATATGATGAAAATGTTCTTCGCCGTCAAGTTCAATTGCTATATCTTTGCTTGAAGTTGAAACAATAAAGTCAGTCCTCTGACCTGCAAAGCTTGAATCAGTAGAGTCAAGTTTACCAACCGTCTGCAGATATTGCTGCACGTTAGTGAAAAGTGGCCAATGAGGTCCAAGTACTGTGTTCAGTATCTTCTGCGCAAAGTAACGCTCTCTTTCACTGTCAAACGGGAACCTTGGAGTGATTGTTGTCAATAGCCGGCTATCCCAAAAGTCACTATCCGTGTATTTAACTTCACCAGAGAAAAGATCACTGATAGCTCTTTCCACAGCACGAGTGTTTTTAGTAATAGAGCCCCGGCATAGCATGCGTAATGCAAGTGCGGCAATCTGACGTTGCTCGTCAGACAGAGATGCGCATAGCGCTTCAGTAAAATCCACCCTGAATTTTGAGCACGATTGTACAACCGTAGCGTCAATGTTTTCGTTTAAAATAGACTCCAACACAGAACTATCACACGCAATTGTTTCAAAGGAGTCCATTAATTCAAATCCCTCAAAAGGCTCTGCCTCAAACTTCACAGGAATAGTAATATCCACAATATTTTGTGCAGGAGCGACATTTTGATTGGAAGTTCCTGCTGCCTTTGCCGGTGATGTAGGCGCAGCATTCTCTTGAGATTCTAGGTCTCTCGTACCTCTACAAGACGGAAAGTTTGAGCAACCCCAGAAATCACGCTGTCTTGCAGTGCCTTTATAAGCTGTACGCATCACCATTGGTGCATTGCATCTTGGGCAAAGTGGCGTCATATTGAATCACTCCTAAAGCAATAGTGTGATATCCATAATTATATATATTTACATATTAGTACACTTGAAAAGTAATTGCAAACTTTGTTTATTAAACAGGCGAGGATGGTACGCACCGAAAGAGTTCGCTATACCACAGCTTATCGCTGAATTCGATGGGTACAACATCCATACCTTTGACCGTGCGGATTGTCAGCGCCTGCTCTAGTTCATTCATCCGTTCCTTTTAGTTATCCCTCAATCTCCATTCCGTTCTGAAACCTGAATACCATCGTTCCGTCCGGCTTCACGGTGACCGTGTCGACGGTTTTCAGCCACAGCTTGTCGCTGAATTTGTCCGGTACGGCATTCATGCCCTTGACCGTGTGGATAAAGGCGTCAAAAGAGTCCACCCGTGCCAGCCGAAGCGTCCGCTCCTGTTCCAATGCCTCGACTTTTTCCTTTGCGGCATTGTACCGCTCGACATAACCATTGTAACGGGCAAGGTACTCATCTTGATTTTGGGCGTTGTCGGCATTCTCCTCGACACACTTGCGCGTCAGTTCAGTTACCACATCGATCTCGCGGAGCAGATTCGCAAGCTCAGTGTCGAAGGCGGCGCAGTCCGTGTACTTGGCCCTTACCAGTTCGCAGTTTTCCAGAATAGCGTCCTTGCTGTCGAGCAGGTTGCCAAAGGCAGCGAGGAAGCGGGCTTTTATCTGCACCTCATCTAGATGCGGCGTCGTGCATTTATGCTCACCCTTAAACTTGTTGTTGCACTGCCAGATCACGCGACGGTATTTGCTAGTGGAGTTCCAGACCTTGGAGCCGTAGAAGCAACCGCAGTCGCCGCAGATAATACGAGAGGCGAATATACTGTTCCCACTGTAACTGCGCCCCAGCGCTTTGCGCCGTGTAAACTCCTTCTGAACGGCGTCCCACTCGTCCGGCTGGATGATCGGTTCATGTGATTGTTCAACCCAGTATTGAGGTACTTCGCCCTCGTTTTTCTTCATAGTTTTTGTGAGAAAATCCACGGTGTAGCGTTTTTGAAGTAATTTACTGCCCCTGTAAGCCTCGTTAGTGAGGATGCTCTCAACAGTGCTGACCGACCAGTTAGTTTTGCCCATCGGTGTAGGAACGCCTTCACAGGTGAACTGCTTCGCAATCGCACAGACGGTCTTTCCGCTCATGAAAAGGGCGTAGATACGCCTGACCAGCACCGCTTCCTCCTCCACAATCTTTGGGAATCCGTCATCTCCCCTCTCGTAGCCCAGGAAGCTCTTATATGGCAGGCTAACTTTTCCGTCCGAGAACCGCTTCCGCTGGCCCCATGTGACGTTCTCGGAGATGGAGCGTGACTCCTCCTGCGCCAGTGAGGACATGATGGTAATGAGCAACTCGCCCTTGCTGTCAAGGGTGAATATGTTTTCCTTCTCAAAATACACCTCCACGCCCTTTTCCTTCAGCTTCCGTACCGTGACCAGACTGTCCACAGTGTTGCGGGCGAAGCGGCTGACGGATTTTGTGACAATAAGGTCTATCTTTCCCGCGAGGGCGTCTTCCACCATCTGGTTGAAGCCCTCGCGCTTTTTCGCGTTCAGCCCGGAAAGTCCCTCATCCGTATAGACGGTCACAAACTCCCATTCGGGATTGCGCTTGATGTACTGGGTGTAGTAATCGATCTGCGCTTCGTAGCTGGTGAACTGTTCGTCCTTGTCGGTCGAGACGCGGGCATAACCGGCGACGCGGCGCTTTCTGACCGAGAGCCCAGGCAGATGAGTGATTGGATTGATCGTCGGCGGGATCACCGTGACCGCCCGTGCTGTTCTTGTCATTTGCTTGTCCTCCTTTGCCGGATAGTCCGCTGCCTTGCGGTTTCTTTCATCTCCGGCGTCCAGCTTTCCGCTCTGGAACGGTCTTTCCACACGTGCTCTACCGTGCGCCCGTCCTTGAACACAAACAGCAAGTGGTTCGGCTCTGTCACTACGATGCGCTCTATTTGCTCTTTGAACACGCCCTCGTCGAAAGCGGGAAGCCCCAGAGCGGCGGCAGATTCAGTTATCAGCGTGGATTCGGGAATACGCTTGCCGGAGCAGGCTCGTTTGCCCTTGCTCTGGTAGGTGGAACAATTGTAGCCCCAGCGCCCGTGATTGTTAACCCGCTTATAGTTCTTGCCGCAGAGCGGGCAGCGTATCACACCCGTGAACACGTTCCGCTCGGGAGGCTTGCGGCCAGATGCTTCCGCGTCAAGGCGCTCCAAAACCTCACGCGCTTTCTGGAACATGTCGGCGTTTATGATGGCGTCATGCGTTCCTTCGGCGTAATACATGGGCAGAGCTCCCCGGTTCGGGATCTGCTTCTTCTCCAGATGGTTGTTTTTATAGGATTTCTGCAGAAGTGAATTGCCCGTGTATTTCTCGTTGGCGACCATATCGTGGATGCGTGAAGAAGTCCACTCGCCGCCGAATTCCCGGTCAACGCCGCGTTCGGTCAAGTCTCTGGCAATGGAGCCGAAGGTGTCGCCGTCAATGACGCGCTGAAAAACCTCGCGCACGATAGCGGCGTTGGCTGGGTCGATCTCAATTTTTTCCCGTGTAATCCGGTAGCCAAACAGGAAACGCAGCTGCATCAGTTCACCCTGTTCAAAGGCTTTGCGTATCCGCCACTTCTGGTTCTCGCTGGCCGACAGGCTTTCCTCTTGCGCGTAGGATGCCAGTATGGTCAGCATCAACTCACCCTCGGCACTCTGAGTGTGGATGTGCTGTTCTTCAAAGTATACATCCACACCCAGTGATTTCAACTCCCGCACTGTTTCCAACAGCGTGACGGTGTTGCGGGCAAAACGGGAGATAGACTTTGTAATGACCATATCCACATTCCCGGCGCGGCACTCATCCAGTAGACCTTGAAATCCTGCGCGGGCGGCCTTTGTGCCCGTCAGAGCTTCATCGGCAAATACGCCAGTGTAGAGCCAACCGGGATGCTGCTGGATAAGGTCAGAGTAGTAGCTGACCTGCGCCGAGAGCGAATGGAGCATGGCATCCTTGCCAGAGGAAACCCGTGCGTATGCTGCCACGCGCTTTGCTTTCGGCTGCACGGGAATCCGAAATTCGATTCTCGTTACTCCTCGTTCCACTCATATTACCTCCTTGGTATGTATCATGTTCACTCTCAAAGAGCGTAATATCAAGATGTTTAGCGATATATAGTGGACGAAGATAAGCCATATTTTTCGGCAAATATTGTATCAATCTCATTGTACTCTTTCTCTGAAATAATGCCTTTGGTGAGCATACCCCGCATGAGCGACATCGTCGCCTGATAGAGCCCCACGCGTCGAAACAGTTCGTCTGTCATGGCTGCACCTCCTTGCGCCGCGCATCGGCGTAACAGATTCGGGAGCAGTATCGGCGTGTGCTGGTTCCAATGCTGTCAAACGGCTTGCCGCACCAAGCGCAGGTCAGATGGTAAAGCTTCCGCTGGACTTGTTTCGGGTGCTCTTTCCACCATGCCATCCGGCAGGCGTCAGAACAGAACTTTTTCGTCCGCTTATGCGGCGTCTGCTTGACGGGGACTCCGCACTGCAGACAGACTCCAAACTCACCGGTGGGATGCCTTCGGCAGTAAGACTTGACCGTATTGATAGGAAGACCTGTAAGCGCAGATATCCGCTTATAGCCCATTCCTTGATTCTGCAGTCTTGATATTTTGATAATTTCATCCTGTGTCATTGCTTGCCCTCCAGTCTGAGAACCTGTATTCTCACTACCCAATGGAGGCGAGAGCGGCGTTTTGACGAAAATCCAGCGAAAAATTTGCTCATAACGTCGCCTCCGCCCTCCACAGGACAGAAAGACGGCGTTTGAACGAAAAAATAAGGCCCGGCAGGTATTCCTCCCGCCGAGCCTTAAATGGTGTGTCAGAGCTTAAGCGCGTAGTCCAGCGAGATCCAGCCGGTACCGCTTTTCAGCTTGCCCCATTTGGTCGCTCCTGTGCCGCTAGCTTCCTTAACAATCGTAAATATGCCCTTGCCGGTATATTTTCCGGTTTTGGCGTAGTTTGTGCCGGGCCCTTTACGGATCTTCAAATTCGAGATAGAAACTTTTACGCGGTACGGTTCAAATTCTGAAGTATCTGTCACCGCAGAGCCCGTTGCCATATCGGTGCTAACCGTCGCCAATCTTGCTTTCACAGCTGTGCGGAAAGTGTCCATGCTTTTGCCGTGCTTGGGAAACCAGTGCATGACATCCGCATGGTTGGAGGCGATGCCCAGCTTATATCCCTCGCAGTGGCAGATGATATCCTTCTCCGTCATCCCATACTGCTTGCACAGATATACACAGAGCTCCACCGCTTCTTTGTAAATGGCAGAAAAATATGCGGGGTCGGAAAGTCCGTCCTCGCAAATCTCAAAACCAATATGGGTGTTGTTGCTGGAGCCACCGCCGTGCCAACCGCGCATATTCCACGGAAGCGTCTGGTATGTGGCGTTAGTGCCATCCTTCAGCTTGCCGATGAAAGCATGGACACATACTTCCTTTCCACCGGGCTTTGCCGTGTTCCAGCAGGAGGAAGATGCTGTACCAAGTAAACCATCATCGGGGCCAACATAGCGGCGCAAGTTGGGATTGTTTGCCCCAGTAGAGTGTACCATGATGCCCTTCGGCACAATGGCCTTCCCGGCTTTGTAGCAGTTATTACTCGTGAGGAAAAGCTTGTGTAGGTTCATATCAGCCGTCTCCTTTTTCGGAGCGGTCGTGAAGCTGCTCCAGAACAGCCTTCAGCTTTTCCGGGATGGGCAGGCCTAGGTGCCCTGCGTTCTCCATCAGGGACAGGCCCTCGTTGGAGATGTAGAAAAAGATCACCGCCGTTCGCAGTACCGAGCCAGTACCAATAATTTGAACGTCGATGATATTCGCAGCTCCCACCAGAATAAAAATCAGGACCTTGCGGCACAGACCCTTGAAGCCGATCTCGCTGGAGAGCTTCTTTTCGATGATGGCACACATGACGCCGGTGATATAGTCCATGACCACAAAACCGAGCAGCGCGTAGAGCAGGCCATCACACCCGCCCAGATACCAGCCCAGCCAGCCGCCAATGGCCATAAGCACAGCCTGAATGGAATACCAAAAATCCTTCATTTGTTGTCTCCTCTCTATTGTTGTAACCTGTCAAGGTATTGCAGCTCTAAGCCATCGCTTTTTACTGCATTGTCCATCAGCAGTTATTAGATTTAGTAGGGATAATCTGCTGTATCATCCAGCTACCCACCCTGAGTCTTTATTTTTGCAAGTACCTCAAGGTACATTCCACGTCCCTTAATATCCTCAACAGAAGTAATCTCGAATTTCTTGCCGTTGTCTACGATGGTCATCAAAGTGGTCACGGTTACATTAGGTATACGGCGAAATTGGAACAGTTCTGTGGCTTCAGAGAACACTGCCATTCGTGCCCACTTTTCGCTTCCATGTCGGCCTTCTCGATATGCTCTAACGGAAGCTACAACCACGTCTGATTCTGTGAAATACCCATCTTCGTCTTGTACTTTTTGCTTTTCTACAATATCTATCGAGGTATTAAGTCTTCCTAAGCCCACAGACTACACCTTCCAATCCCGGTCGAGCCGAAGCAACAAATTTACCGTATTCCATACCTGCTGACCCGCTGGCACATTATCTGCAAAGAAACCGCCAGTGCTGCCGTCCCGGCTTTCGTAAAAGTGGGACGACAGCATGATCACGGCTTGCTCGGTAGTTGGAGGCATGGTATTGGTATCGTAGTAAGTCTCAGAGCGGTGCTGATAACTCTCGGCATACCGGGTGGCAGCGGTGATTAACAGCTGCAGGAGTTCATCATCTGCTGAGTGTTCTAGAATAAGATTTGCTTTGACTTTTTCCAACAGTGTTTTCATCACTGATACCTCCCAGAAAACGACTTACGTATCTGCCAGCATGAGACCGGCGGTTTTCAAGGCAGAAAGCAAAGCGTTAAAGTCAGCAACCAGTCCAGAGATGTCTGTTGCGGTGCTGGATGCCTGATTCACGGCGGCAGTAAAAGAAGAAAGCCCCGTTACCGAGGCTCCCTCCTTGATCTCCAATGTGCCACCAATGACGGTCTTTTCACCGCCCTGTTCGGTGTAGTTCTTTGCATTATAGCTCATATCGTGCCCCTATCAAGCGTGCTGCTTGAGCAGCTGAATGCCTTCCGGAAGAATGATCTTACCATCAACACGCTCGGTAGAGACAAAGCCAACCTGCCCGTTGGTGGAGTAAAGCTCGTTCAGCCGCTGCACTGTTCTGCCGGTTCTGTCGGCAATCCAGTAGTTGTTGAAGTCACCAAAAGCAATGGTGTACGCTCCGGCAGCTACGGTAGGCACATAAGGACTGGAGTGGATTTCATAACCCAGGAGCTTGTCAGGCTGACCTGCCTGTACGGACGGCTGCCATAGATACGCGCCATTGCCGTCCTTGAGCTTACGGAGCAGAGAGACAGTGGCGTCGTTCATAAGGAACTTAGCGTTTCTACGGTAAGGAGATTTCAGTGCGTATACGAGAGAAATCGCTTCGTCAGCGGTGATTGCCGTAGCGCCGGCAGAGGTTACGCCAACCGTGCCGCCGTTAGCGGTGAACAGACCAGTGGGCTTGCCAGAACCGTCCCCAATGCAAAACGCTTCCTCTTCGGCGATGCCAAAGGCACGGGCAAATTCCTGTGCAATGTAGGGCTCCAGTTCGAAAGCACTGTCGTCCAGCAGCTCGATGCTAACCTTAATGAGATCCGTCAGCTTGTAAGCGTCGATGGTCTTCTGGTCGAAGGTGGGGTTGCTTTCGGCGAAGGGGGCGTTCTCAGCCGTCCATGCGGCGGTGGAGTGGGTCCCCGCGATGGGGATCTTGCGCTCACTGGCGGTTGTGATCACGTGGCAGATGGTCCGCATCACGTTGAAGTCATCGAGCGCTGTAACAATCCGGTCCTCAAACTCCTCCGGAACAAGATAGCCACCGTTGGCATCTACACCCTCAGAGAGAACATTGTGAATGAGCTGCCTTCCCCGCAGGTGACGGCCAAAATCCTCCTTGTAGGCATCGGAAGCACGACCGGTTTTTTCCTTGACCGCGCCGGCAGGCTTCTCGGTGATTGGAGAGCTTACAGCTTTGGCGAGCTCCGCATCACGGGCTTCGATGCGCTCGAGGCGGGCGATCTCTTTGGTGTACTCATCGATCTCTTTGTCCATGCGGTTGTAAATGGCATCGTCCTCAGCGGAAAGAGTGCCGCGTTCGGTGCGATGGGTTTCGAGGAACGCTTTCGTGGCGTCCCATGCTTTTGCGCGCTTGTCGCGCATTTCAATAAGTTTACTCATAACAAAAATCCTCCTTGTTATACGTGAAATTTCTTGCTGTTGAGCTGCTCCAGATAATCATCTACGGAGTGCTCTTTGATTTCAGGCTTCTGCTGAATGCGGCACTTGACGGTGATCTTATCCATCAGGGAATTGGTGATCGCGGCCTGCGAGTAGAGCATGGACACTTCAGGAGCTTCAAGCTCGTCATCACCTATGGAGCGTTTCATGATCTCGTCTGCAAAACCGAGCTCGACAGCCTTGCCCGCGTCCATCCAGGTCTCAGCATCCATGAGGTGTGAGATTTTCGCACGGGACATATTGGTTTTGATTTCATAGGCGTTGATAATGCTCTCTTTGACCTCCGTCAGCATTTCGATGGCTTTTTGCATCTCTTCGGAATTGCCCATCGCCACCGTCATGGGATTGTGGATCATGAGCATTGACACAGGGGAGACAAGAACCTTCGTGCCGGCCATAGCGATGACGGAGGCAGCCGAAGCCGCGATGCCGTCGATTTTGACTGTGACGTTGCCCCTGTAATCCATAAGCAGGTTGTAGATCTGCGCCGCAGCCACGCAGTCGCCGCCCGGAGAGTTGATCCAGACGGTGATATTGCCGCCGGAGGACTGCAGCTCATCTTTGAAAAGCTGCGGGGTCACCTCGTCGTCAAACCAGCTTTCCTCCGCGATGGTGCCGTTCAGATACAGAGTTCTCTCTGCCGGAGTTGTCTCCGTTGCCGCCTGATTTTTCCACTTCCAGAACTTCTTCATCGGAATTTCCCTCCTTTCCGTCGTTGTTGGTGATATTTGCAAAAGCACCCGCATTGGCAAGCGGGAGCATATTGCCGTTGATAAGGTACAGGTCGCCGCCGTCCTCAGTGGGGATGCGGTCGAGGTTTTCCAACTCGCGGATGTCGTTCGCGGACATCCAGCCGTTCTGCCTGCCTACGGCATACCCGTTCATGCGGCTCTGGTAATCGCCGCGCAGGAGTCCGTCCACATTGAACTTCACGAAATACTGCTTTTTCTCTTCGGGTGAGAGGAGCGTTCGCATGATGGACTGTTCCCATCGGGCCACCCATGGGTCCAGCGTGTATTTTACGAACTCCAGCGACTGCTGCTCAATATTAGAAAAGCTCGACTTCTCAAGGTCGCCCACCATGTGAGGCGGGACCCTGAAAATTCGAGCGATCTCATCAATCTGGAACTTTCGTGTTTCCAGAAACTGCGCCTGTTCGGGAGAGATCCCGATGGGCGTGTATTTCATTTATGATGAAAACTTGACAAGCAAAAAAGTCGAAGAGTTGATGATATCAGGCAAATGCCAAATTCTTATGGATGGCGCTGATGAGATTGATCCTTCCGATGAAAAAGCATTTCAGCGGAAAATAGCTGAACTTATCGATAGATACCCATACAATCAGTATGTCTTGGCCTCTAGGGAATGTGGGTTATTAAAAGGCATCACTGGTTTCTCACGGATGTATCTTCACCCCTTCAGCAGGGAGCAGTCAACTACACTAATTGATAACCTCTTAAAGGGTTGTGACGACGAAGCCATTATCGAAAGTATAAAAAATTACACGGAGGGCGATTTTCTCCAAAGGCACAAGGTGTTTGCTTCAAATCCCATGCTACTGACCTTTGTTATTATGAAGTATCCTATTGTGGAATCCTTTGATGGAAAAAAGAGACTATTTTATAGAGCTGTATATGATGCAATCGTATATGGACACGATGAGGAAAAGGAAGGTTATTCTAGAGTATTTAGAAGTGCTCAAAATGCTGATGAATTTACAAAGGTATTTGCCGAACTATGTGCTACCACATATATGAAGCACGAAGCAGAGTTTGATCTTGACACATTTGATGAGTACTTTAACAACTTGGCCACGAAGAATAGTATTGAAAACCCCAAAGCCATGACCAGTAAAAGCTTTATGAGCCGGCTAGAACCCGCTCCGACAGTTACCAGAGCGAAGCGGCATTGGAGCAAGAACTTATTCGCCTGTTGTGCGAGCAGGGCTATGATTATCTGCCTATCCACACCGAAGCTGACTTGA